GGAGACAATGTTTGGATTAGATCCTGACCCTGTACCATAAACTATTTTAGAAGATGTATCACCACCTGTAAATGCAACACTAGATCCTGTACCAGTCACATATTTAAATGTTACTGCTTGTGATCCTGTTGTAGAATTTTTAAGGACATACATTTGTTGTACGTCAATTGGAATAGTTACGTTTCTTGAACCTGTAAGTGCTCCTGTTAAATCAATTACTCTATGAGCAAGAGTTGCTCCAGTTCCACCATCCGTAACGGATAAAGTTGTATCTCCTGAATCAGATACTGCTTGAGTGGTATAACCACCAGCGTATTGTTCAATAATTTCTAAGTTTGTATTGGTTTTTGTTCCCCAAGTTCCGGCATTTTCACCGGTTGCCATTTTTTCAACACCCAAAGGTGTGTATGTTGAAGCCATAATTTATCTCCTGCTTAAGTTGTTATTTTTAATTTGTTTTATACCTAATGTCAACATTATATATTACTATTATTACGGTGTTGTAACTTTACTCCAACTACCGCCCTGAGTAGCTGTTCTTTTGCTCCAACTACCACCTTGTGTTGGAGTTACTTTTTTCCATGCTATTGGACCAGCAACCTGTCCTACACTAATTGTAGCAGAAACACCAGTTAATCCCATAGTCATTTCTGTTGGCGAAATAGAGCCAACTCCACTAGTTAAAGCGGATGAAGATAATCCTACAGCCATATCAGGTGGTGTAATAGCACCAACTGAAGAAGTTGCTCCTACTCCAGTTATATTAAATATTTGTGCGTCATTAATTGTTGGTGTACCTAGACTTGAAGTAGCACCTACTCCTGTTAATCCCATTACATCTGCTGGTGTAATAGCTCCTACAGAAGCAGTAGTTCCTTGACCTGTTAAACCTATTTCCATTTCATTTGGAGTAATTGCTCCTATTGAAGATGTTGCACTTACTCCACTTAATGAAACAGTTGGTGATAATACAATTGTTGGTGTACCTAGACTTGAAGTAGCACCTACTCCTGTTAATCCCATTACATCTGCTGCTACTAAATAATACTCGCCACCCCAACCAGTCGATTCAGATCCCCAAGTTTGATAACCAAAACCTACATTTGGAAGAGACGCCGTAAGACCATCAGGAGCGGTTAAAGCAACTGTTGCAGTATTTTGTCCCCAATCATTATCTCCCCATGTATTACGGCCCCAACCACTTGTTGATTGAGCATATGCTAATTCTCCTAAAGAAGCAGTTAAACCTAATCCTGTTATATTTACTACTGGGTTATCACTATCTCCCCAAGGTTCTTCACCATATTCCGCTCTACCCCAACCTTGTGCTGATGAAGCAACGGGTTCACCTACTGAAACAGTAGCTGAAAGTCCTGTTAAAGTAATAGCTAATCCACTTTCACCCCAATTTTCAGTTCCATAAGAATCTGATCCCCAACCTTGTTCAGGAAAAGCACTTACATCTCCAACAGAAGAAGTTAAACCTAAACCAGTTAAAGATGCATCAACTTCGTTTTGATTACCCCATTGATTATCACCCCATGAACGCATTCCATAAGAAGCAGCTGTTGGAGTATTTGCTTGACCACCCATTCCAGAATGATTTGCACAAAAATAATAAAGAGGATCAGGAGCAGCTGGATATTCTCCACCGTCTGCTACTTGAATTTGAACATAAGCACCAGAATCACCGGGTGTTCCTACAGTATCAACTCCTGTTGTATAAAGAGAGCCGCCTGAATGAGTGCCGTCTGATGTTGTACTGAATCTTAATGGATGAGTAGAATTAGAACTATCTGATTGATCAAATTTATATAGACCACCTTCGGCTATATTTATAGTTGGTTGTTGAACACTATCAATAAAATATTTACCATCACTAACCGTGACGGTGAATGTTCTTACGTAGGCCATAAGGACTTACCTCCTTATGCTATACGAATTATCGCTGTAGTTGCTGCTGCTGCTGGAAACTGAACTGTGAAAGTTCCGCTTGATACAGTTTTATCACCACCAAATGCCACCGCACAAACTGCTGCGTCTGTAGAATGTGAATCATTAAAAATCAAACATCCATTAGCTGTGAAAGAAGCTGATGTCCAAGAGACATCTGCAAAATCACAAACTGCAGTTGATGAATCTAAAGTTGGTGTAACACTTGTTAATGCTTTTCCTTTTGCAGAATAAGCAGTTCCTGAAGTGTTTGTTATTTCATTTGTGCTTGAGTAAGCTGTAGTAGATGCTCCTAAAGTTGCAGAGCTAGTGTATAAAGCTAAGTTAAAAGTATTTCCAGTTGAAGCTGTAAAATTATGTTCTGCTTCTAAAATTTCTTGCTTAAAGCTATTACAAATTGCCGATGTTATTGCCATAGTTATCTCCTAATTACTGATTCGCAGATTCAATTGGTATACGGACAGTACCGTCTGTATAATCATCTCTTCTACGTCTCCCAATTTGCACACTTGCAAATTTTTCTAGTTCTTGTTTATACTTTTGTTCATATAATGTCAACATATCCATTGGACCTTTTAAAAATCCATATGCCTCTACCAGACAAGCATATAATAATAATTGAGGGTAATTCAGACTAATATAATTAGTAACATTCCCTGATTCCAAAGTATCTGGAGCAACATTTCCATGAATATTTATTAAATAATTAGCATCAGGAGTAGGTGCCATTATAATATTTCCTGAAGTAGTTGATCCATCTCCAGTTGCTCCTCCAAACATTGCATAATATTTAGGTAATGCGGTTACATCTTGACCAGTTTGAGACCCTTCAGGACCTGTTAATTTTCCCACATATTCATTTATAAAAGTTCTATCTCTTTTTTGAAGCCAAGTACTTTGACCTGTTCTACTAGATGTAGAATTAAAAACTTGAACTCCTCTTACAAAGAGCATTCCAGTAGGTACCCTAACAGTATTAACATCTGCTGCTAAAGTTCCTTCATACTCAACTCTATCAGAATCAACTGGTACATCACCACTTATTCTATGTTGAGCATTTAAAATAAAATTTTCTAAAATATCTGTAGTAAATACAGTATCGTCTACTTCTGTGTAGCTTCTGATCATTGTAACTAATGTTGAATAACTAATTCCAGCCATAATTAATCCCTATCATTTACGGGTCCAATTGTACACTGAAAACCGCCCCCTGTTGCTGTGCTTGTAGCATTAGAAACCAATGGCACTGTTAATGAATTATATTGAGTTTCTGTTCCTGGAGGACTTACAGGTGTATAACTTGTTCCAACTGCTGTTGCTAAATAAGAACCAAATACTTTTGCTCCACTTGAATGTGATCCGGCTGTAGTACTAGGTGGTGTTAATCCTTTATAAGGTGCTGAACTACCTCTTGTACATCCTGTTAAATCATGAGTAGATTTTCCTGTATATTTTATAACTTCATTTTGATAAGTTCCAACAAGAAGTGGATTACTTGTATCACTTGAAGTCAATACTTTTCTAATCATAATATATCCAGATGTAGGAAATTCACTTGCATCAGTTAAAGTAATTGTAGTAGCTGAATCAGATATTGCTCCATTCAATGTAGTGGTTAATTCTAAAGTTGCTATCGCAACTCCTCCAACAGGTTGTTTAAGCTCTCTAAATGTTACATAAGTTGTTCCTTCATTAAAATCATTACTTGGAAATGAAACACTTAAACTTTTTGAAGCAGCCGTAGTTGTAAAAGGATTATCGGGTAAAAGATCTTGTACTGCAAATTCTACTCTTGCTGGTTTAGCATGTGCTAAAGCTTGTGCATCTGCTCCGTGTGGTCTTGGATCTATTTGTGGTTGCTTAGGCTCATATTCAGAATTATGTACCCACGCACCATTCCATTCTTGAACCATTTCTCTATATGGAAATGCTGCTCCAGAACGATCTGAAATCATTAATGCATATCTACCTTTAGAAAATTTTCCCATTATATATTTGGATAATAAGTTTTCGGTGTAATGTACGTACTCGCTGCTGATCCATCCTCCGCTAAAGCTCTTGCTAATTCATCTTCATATAATAATTTCATTTCTTGTGTTCTTTGTGGTGCAAATTTTTGAGACAAATAAAATGCTAAACCAGCTACCATACAAGGTATAAATCTGTAAGGAGCATCTACTGCGTTTGTATAAGCTCCAACATCTTGAAGTCTTGCTACATAGTAAATGCTAATATAATTATCTGCTGCTGTAGAATTAGCAGTTGGATAAATTGTAATTGTAGTACGGTCCACGAATCTCTGGACCCAAAATTGGCTTGGTGTGCTTTTAGTTAATTTATTTGAAAGAGCCGCATATGTATCACGACTAATTTTAGTTAAAGGTAAATCTGTTTGAGTAGTAGTATTATAATTAGTTCTATATGAAGCTGTCATAATATCAGCTATTCCATATATACCATCTGATGGTGCTGTTGTGGCACTTGTGCCATCTGCACTATCTCTGTAGAAAGCATATTCAGTTGTGCCTTCTGATAAATCAATATTAGTTTGGCCTATTTCCCAAAAATGAATTCCTCTATTTCCCCATTCTTGAAATAGAATATTTAAAGATCTTCTTGCACTATGTATTTGATGTCCTGCTGATCCTACTAAACCAATTCGTTCGTAAGCTTCAGAAATTATATCATCAATTGCAAGAGTCTTACCAAATGTGTATGAGCCAGATGTTGTATTTGCCATCTATGCTCCTATCCATAGAATATAGTAACTTTAGCTACGCCACTTAAAGTTGCATATCCACTTGTTCCGCAATAAAGCCCGTCACCTGGAATTGGAATGTATTGAGCTACATTTTCTCCTGCATTAGCAGCAGCGCCTTTAGGTGTATCAAAAACAGCAATTGAAGTTCCTGATGAACCACCATCTTTAATAGTAATAGTTCCTGCAGTGGTATCAGCTACGTAATATATTCCTAAAATTCTACAAGGTCCTGCAAAAATTGTAAAAGAAGCAGTTCCATTAGTAGCTTTTACGTTGCTTATATATGTTCCCATATTTTTCTCCTTAATCGTGAGCTCCCGAAGGAGCTCACATTATTTTTTAGTTACCTATTAACTCCAAGCAGCTGCGCCTGTATCCGCAGTATTACCTGTTGCTAAATCATACGCAAAATTCCAAATGCCTTTTTCAAAACAAGTGAAATACAAATAAGTACCATGAGTTAAACTATTTGTAGCTGCGTTTGCAGGTGTGTACGTCAATATAGTTTCATTTGCTGCAGACGTATCTATAGTTTGAACTGCTCCAGCAGCTCTACTTTCAACTTTAGAACCAGTTCTAAAAACATCACCACTCGCACAAGTAAATGTAAGAGTGTTTGTTCCACCAGTTGTATCATCTGATTGAGCGTGAACTACATAAGTTCCTACTGTAGCTGACGGTAAAGTTACCGCTTGAGCAGCAGCGCCTGTGTAGTTGTTAACCGTGATAACATTAGCTGTGTAAGTTAAGCTTGCAGCGGTTGCTACTACTGTTGCAGTTAAGCTAGTTAAATCTGGTTTCGTTCCTAGAAACCTTGATGTTATAACTCCTGTGCTAGTAGCTTTATTGATCTGTTGAAATCCTTTTTCGGATCTAACTGGACCATTAAACGATGTGTTTGCCATAATATTCCTCCTAGAATATTTTAAATGTAGTCCCTAGGGGAAGTCGACTATACGCGTCTACATTTAATAGTTATTAATTGTATAGTACTTATTTTATATATTAGATTTTAATAGAGCGCAAGAGGGTGTGTAAGAAATATACGATTTCAGCGATGTGACGTTTATTTAAGTAGCCACAGAAACTTCGGGGGCAGCATTTCTAATTGCATTTTCTCTATCTGCAATTTTATTTTCCTCAAGTTTGATCTCAGTGATGACTTCTCTAATTTTATCATCAATTCTGACCATATCCAGAGTATATTTACCACTTTGCTCATACTCCAGTTGCCACCTCAACTCCAAGGACCTTTTTTGTTTGTACAGGTCTTGTACCATCGATAACCTCCTCATAGGTTATTCTATTTACCTTGGGATTATTCATTTCTCCAAGATACTCCCATTTTATACTCTTATCTCCCAGTTTGTCAACTATTGAATTTTCAATAGATTCAACATTATCTTCCGCTAATACTTCAAATTTAGCGTAGTATTTATATGCGTGGATCTGTACTAGGAAATTTTTCATTTTCTCACCGTATTTTGAAAATGTGGCGGAACTGTGTTCCGCCACATAATTAGTTTAGATTACGTACCTTCAACGCCAAAGATACCTCTAAAGTCAGATGCGCCAAAAACGTATCTTTCTCTAGCTTTGTATCTTACGTTACCAGTATCAAAATCACCTTCCATTGAAGTTGTCAATGGAGTTCTTTCAAAGTGTTTCATACCGTTTGGAACGTCCGTTATAATGTAAAACGAATCAGAATCATTTAAGAAATGATTCACTCTGTATCCTTGAGGAATCATCCCCATAGATACGATTGCATTAACATCATTATCTGCTGTCTGTGTTCTACCTTGAGATTTCATCAATCTCTCAGCGTTGAACTGATTAGCAGGTGGAACTATCATCTTAACGCCTTTAGCAGCTATCTTTAAACCTCTTTCATCAGTCATCGCAGCGATGTCGATTAGCGATTGTTCTAATGAAGTTTCGTTTAAGTCAGCTTGCGTAGAAAGTGTGTTCGCACACGAACCATTAATTGTAGTATGGTTTGTTGAGAACAAAGAAACAGTGTCACCAGTTTTATAAGTGGCTACCGAAGGTAGACCATTATTTAATGGGACAGCTGCTTTCACTTGTTTAGCGTTTGACATAGATCTTGCTAGTGCTTTTGTATATCTTGAAGCTAGTCTATCGTAGAGATTATCTTCGATAGCTTCTTCAGTTATAGCGAAAGCAAGCGCGATCGTTTCCATAGTGTAACGAGCAGTGTAAGTCTCTTGCGCTTCATCATATGATACGCCTTGACCTTCTGCTTTTACATTTGCGTTAGCGAATCCAGATAACATTACTTCCTCTTCGAAAGCTCTGTCAGATGATTCGGTTACGTATATTTCGGCAGACTCATTGTCATACCGTTTGTACTCCAGCCCAAATAGTGCATTTAGGCCTGGTTCTAGTTCTTTAACTAGCTGTGCTCTTGATATTGCCATGTCTATATGCTCCTATATTGTCCAGTCGTTACCAACTGTAGCAGAGTTCAATAAGTATTGTCCAAGATTCTGAGCAAAGATCATTGAGCAATATTGTGCTGTTTGATCGCTGTTCTCAGGGTCTTCAGAGTTTCTTATGATTCTCCACTGATTGTTAGTATCGTTAATATTACCGATGTCCATTGTATTAGTACACTGTCCAGAAATTTCACTTCCTGTTGGAACAGCTGCTGCGAAAGATACAGTTCTACCGACGTTTGCCTGTGTTACTGCTGCAGAAGTTGATCCCATGAAAAGTTGGAAAGGGTTGTCTATTACAAAAGCTGTAATATCTTCACTGTTAGCCGGAGTAATAGGTTGGTTATACCAGTTCGCCCACGTCGGCTTCAAAGTTGTTGCCGCATTGTAGAAGATACCGTTTAAAACACCTATTGTTGCGAAAGTACGAGTACTTGAAGCTTCCACGATATATCCGTCCTTCATTCGAACAGTACATCCTTGGAACAAGTCATCAGTATCACCCGCATCTATATAGTATTTGCCTTGACCTTGAGTAGCTGGTGTTGAACCAACTGTACCCACTGCGATCAAACCAAATCCTTTAGTGTTACTATTTGCCATAGTTATTACTCCTTATGTGCCTGCCTTCCGAAGAAAGCCTCCAGCACGGTTTATATTATTCCGATAGTTTAAGAAATATTATTTCTTTGTACCACCGAAGGTTACACGAGACTGTCGATCGATATCGATCGGCATACTCTTATGTTGTTCCCTAAGCAAGTCGGTTTCAACTGCTTCGTCTTGACCTTCAGTAAGTTTCTTCTGATAATCAACACGTTGCTTCGCGAGTTCTTCGGGTATCCTAGCCAACAATAGGCCTCCTACTCCAATGATACCAGCGTACTTACCGTCGGCAACTACAGGATAATCAGCATCAGAATATTCATCAGCTCGCACTAATTCGTATCCTTCTCTCAGTCTTCCATAAATATTTTTACTATCTATGAATCCTACTGATTCGGCTCTTATCCATCTGTGCCTAAAGCCATCAGGCGCTGGTGGTGCATCCAGAGAGGATGGTGGCTTATACTCTTTTGGACGTTCAGTTTTTGTCCGAGTATTTGCCGCACGAGAAGTTGTTTTATTGTCTTCTTTTTTCATATGCTTATGCCTCCTTCGTGAGTTTTAATTGTTTTGCATATTCTTCGAGTGGCACATTCAATTTTTTAGCTATTGCTACTTGAGAT